TTCCCCACGATCACCGACATCGACGGCCAGCCCCTCGAAGACGGCTACATCTGGATCGGGGTGGCGAATCTGCCGCCCATCGGCAACCCCATCGCGGTGTACTGGGACGCTGCGCTGACGCAGCCTGCGGCACTGCCGGTGCGAACCCGTGGCGGGTATCCGGTGAACGCTGGTACGCCTGCGCGGTTGTATGTGAACAGCGATTACTCGATTCAGGTGCAGAACAAGAACGGCAGTGTGGTGTATTCGGCGCTGACGGACAATGCGTTTTTTTCGAGCGGGGGCTCTGCGGCGACAAACGCAACTGGCAATGGAACGCAGACCATTTTCACCGTGTCGTCCAGGCCGACTGCCGTGTACATCAACGGCGTGTACCAGAATCAGAACACTTACACTTACGGCGCTGGAGCTGTGGCGTTCAGCCAAGCGCCGCCAGTGACGTCCACCATCGAGTTCGTCCTCTGAGGAGTCTAAGATGCTCAAGACTGTAGGAAATCCGTCTACTCGCTTTGGCGATCAGACCATCGTAAATGGAAACTTGGTTATCGGCACCTCTGGCAAAGGCATCGACTTTTCTGCCACACCGGGCACAGGCACAAGCGAGCTGTTGGATGACTATGAGGAAGGCACTTGGACGCCTAGTGTTAGTTCATTATCGGGAACAATTACAACCGTTGGCTCAGTAACTGGAACTTATACAAAAGTCGGAAATCTTGTAACGCTTCAAGCATTTATACCAATAGCTGATAATGGAACTGGCGCAGGTGCTCTGGTCGTTACTTCGCTACCCTTTGCACCATCTGCCACAGCATCAATTTATTCAGGCCAAGGGCTTAATAACACTAACGCTAAAGCTCTTACCGTTTACTGCCAATCCAGCATACTTTACGTCAGATTGTATGATGCAACTTATCCACTGACTAGCGGAGAAGTTGCTGTGATAACAATCTGCTACCCAACATAAGGAACATCATGGCGCTCACAAAAGTAAGTTATTCAATGATTACTGGTTCTCCAGTAAATGTGTTGGATTTTGGTGCTGACCCAACTGGTGTAGCAGATTCTGGAACCGCCATCGGTCTTGCAGTAAATAGCGGCGCAGTGGTTGTAATTATTCCCGCTGGAATTTACAAGATTACAAACAGAATAATTGTCACAAATTCTGCTCTTAAACGAATAGAAGGGTATGGAGCAACTTTAAAATCCAACACCGATACGACAACTGGCAACAAGTACATATTAGATGCTGGAACAAATAGCATCTTAATAACTGTTGCTGGAATTACGTTTGAAAGCACAAGTCCAGACGTTACCGTCACTATTCCGTGGTGGAACGGCACGTTTGTATATTCCTATCGCGCAAACCAATCAGGAATGTGGCTTCCTGATGGCTCAACAACTGAAGATTGTGTATTTAAACAGTTGGATACCGCCCTTTATATGGGCACTTATTCCGGCTTTCCAGATGACCGCAAAACAAAGGTGCTTGGTTGCCGGTTTGAAAAAAATGCTGTTACATCAACCTGCATTTCATGCGGGAATGTGGAGTACAGTGGTAACTACGCTTATCTTGGCAGTGAGGCCACTTTCCCGTCTTGCCGGAATGTCATCATCACAAACAATGTGATGTTTTTGCCAAATACTCCGTCTATTAATGTTGGAGGTAGCAATGCCTTGAATGGTGGCATGACCATTATTTCCAACAACATTGCATATGGTCGTGATCCAATTGTCGTCGAAGTTGGCTTTGATAACGTAACTATCACGGGAAATCAATGCTTTTTGATGGAAGGTATTCCACAAGGTGTGGGCATTGGCGTTACCACCAACACAGACGGTCAAGCAGTCAACCGAGTATTGATCGCAAACAACACCATCAGTTTGTTTGCCGATCCAGACACCCTTGTCACTCAATATGCAATTGGCATTTATATTGACATCAACATTGACGTTATCTGCAAAGATGTGTCAATTAGCGACAATTTAATTATTGCTCCTGGTAACGGAATTATTGTGGACGGGTTTGACCAAACTCCAAGACTTGAAGGTCTGACAATCAACAACAACACAATCCGAGATATTAGAATTCGGGGAATTATTGTTGTGAATGCTGATCGGGTGCAAATATCAAACAACAGATTAAATTCAAACACTGCTGTTATAGCCACCGATGGCATTTTTCTTAACAGCGTTGTTCGCGCCGACCTTGTAAACAACATCACCGAAGATTTTTTGACCAACCATTACTACTTTACTGGAGTGCAATCAGACGTTATATTGGACAACCCTTTGCACAATGCAGCCAGTGAAAGTTTGTTGTGGGGCTTTGGAACAGTGGTCGGAAATTTAGTGTGCCGCAATGTGGTTTTTCCAACTGGAGCAACTCCTTTACTTGGTACATGGGCGCAAGGGTCGTTTATTGTTAACCCACTACCAGCTTCTGGTGCATTTCACGGCGCAACTTGCACAGTGTCAGGTACGCCAGGAACATGGAGAACTTACGGGCTTATTTCTTAACCGTACTGGTGCGGCCCACCAGACTTAATGCCGGACTGGATGGTCAGGCTGGAAACAAGGAAATGATATGTTGGAAAAAGTTATCTCTGTTGATCTGATTGAAGTCTTGGAAAACGGCTCTGTGCAAGTTCGCACCAAGACCGCCATCAAAGAAGATGGTGTTGAGATCAGCAGCAAGTTCCACCGCCACGTTGTCGCCCCCGGTGATGACTACAGCGGCGAAGACGCCCGTGTTCAAGCCATCTGTGCTGCAACGCATACGCCTGAAGTGATCGCAGCATATCAAGCAGCTCAGGCTGCACAAGGAGTCTGACATGGCCACCAACTCCCAAATCGCATTCAACCCCCAAGGCCTCACCGTCGCCATCACGGCAGCATCCAGTGCGCCGACAGGCGTGCAGGCCCTGGTATCTGGCGGCGCCCAGCCTCGCGGGCAGTTCCGCATCATCAACTCGGGCAACGTGACCGTGCATCTCGGCGTCGGGGCCACTGCGGCATCCGCTGCGGCCAATGCCGTTGCGGCGACGTCTGGCAACCCTGCTGCGGGAATTCCGTTGGTGCCTGGTGCGGTGGAGATCTTGCGCTTTACGTCTGAGGCGTATTTCAGCGGCAAAGCGTCTGAGAATACGACGCTGTACATCACGCCCGGCACCGGACTGTGACCCCCCGCCTCGCCCCCCACATCATCCGCCGGTTCCTGCGCCGCACCGGCTACGCAGGCATCTGCCTAGCCCCGTGGGGGATCTTCATCCTGGCCGAGCACATGTACAGCGACCGCCTGATCCGGCATGAGCAGGCGCACTGGCGGCAGTGGCAGAGGATGGGCACGGTGCGGTACTATGCGACTTACGTCTGGCAGGTGTTGCGGTACGGCTATGCCGCTTCACCTATGGAAATCGAGGCCCGAGCGGCGGAGCAAGCATGAGCCTGACTCTTGAACAGAAATCGGACATCGTGACAGAAGTCACGAAGGCCGCACCGCCAGTTACGGTGGCCGGTGCTACGATCGCGGGCATGCAGGTCAATGACATGATTCTGTGGGCCACGTTGCTCTACCTCGTCCTCCAGATAGGGTTCTTGCTCTATCGCTGGGGGCGGCTGCATTTCCAAGGGAAATCGGACTGATGAAACACGCTGCACTGGCCCTGATCCTGGCGGCCGGTGCCGCGCAAGCCGATGTTGTGGCCATCGCCACGCACCAGAACATCCGCTTGGAACTGCACAACACTGCCGGCCCGTGTCAGGGGCGTGCGCTGTGGGCGGTGATCACTGACGGCAAGCGCACGATCAGCGGGTGCTGGATCCCGCAGCCGCCGGCAGAGATCAGCGTAGCGTGGATGGACGGCGACTACACCACCCTGCCGATTGGGATGTTCCGAGAGCCGGAGCGACTGTGAACCGCGTTTCCATCGCCACGCTTGCGCTGTCGGCATCTGCTCTGGTGGGCATCGCCGTTCACGAAGGCTACCGCGAGGCAGCGTACCGCCCGGTGCCGGGTGATGTGCCGACGATCGGCTTCGGCACGACGGCCGGCGTGCAGATGGGTGACCGCATCGAGCCCGTGCAGGCGCTGGTGCGCAAGCTGGCCGACGTCCAGCAGTTCGAGGGGGCGCTCAAGCGCTGCGTGCGCGTCCCGCTGCACCAGCACGAATACGACGCCTTCCTGAGCCTGGCGTACAACATCGGCTCGGGCGCGTTCTGCTCATCGACGCTGGTGCGCAAGCTGAACGCGGGCAACTACGCCGGGGCGTGCGCTGAGATCCTGCGCTGGGATCGCTTCCAAGGCCAACCACTGCGCGGCCTGACCCTGCGCCGGCAGGCTGAACACCGGCAGTGCCTGGGGGCGCCATGATCGACCGCGCTGTGGCCTATGCTCTTGGTGTCGGATGCCTCGGCCTGGCGGCGCTGTCGGCTATGCTGTATTTGCGCCTATCCTCGGTGCAAGTCGCGGAACAGCGGGCGGTGGCGGCACTGGCCACGGAACGCGCAGAACGGGCGCAGGAGCGCGAGAAACTGGTTGCTGAGGCCCTGGCATCCAGCGAAGCGGCGAGAGCCTTGGAGGCCCGTTGGAGAGCCCAGCACACGGAGGTGCAGACCTATGCCCAGAACCAGATCCGCGCGGCCAATGCTGATGCTGCCCGTGCTCGTGATGCTGCTGACATCTTGCGCCAGCGTGCCGAGGTCATCGGCGCCCAGTGTGCCGCTCGCAGTGACGCCGGCCCAGGTGCCCCCGCTGCCGCAGCAGGCCAAGCAGCCGCCAGCCCCGGAACTGTGCTCGCCGACGTGCTCGGACGGCTTGCGCAGACGGCTGGAGAGTTGGCTGCGATAGCTGACGCGCGTGGCGCGGCCGGCGCTGCCTGCGAAAAAGCCTACGAAGCGCTGCGCTAAGAGTCGTCCGATCGATTGAT